GTTCTTCGATCAGCTGATCTCCACCCTGCACACCGACCGGGGGCCATACTGGATCGACGCCCTGATCTCCGGCCACACTCACCCGGCAGACGTGGCCGTGCTAAATGCGGCCCTGAAGGCAATCGACGCCATTACGCCGAAGAGAGTAGCGCGGATCGTGGCATCTTGACGGAATCGGCAAGATCGGGTAAGGACGTAAATGATATTTGGAATTGCGCCTATCGCAGTTTCGTCACGCGCTCGGAGGCTAACGCTTCCGGGCGTTTTGTTTAGGCCGGTCGCTCTCCCCGGCCTGCCCGCCCCACCACTGAACCAAACAGAACGCGCACAATGTCGGCGCGGCACAGTGCGATGCGCGGCGGGCGAAATTCACGGCTGCCTTTCTGATAAACAATCAGAGGAAATCAAACATGGCGCGTGGCGGAAAGCGCGATGGTGCTGGCCGTCCTGCTGGTGCGGTCAACAAGTCCACTGCAACGCTCAAGGAGCTTGCCCGCGAACACACCGAAGCGGCGCTAGGAACGCTGGTAAGTATCCTTGCCGGCGGTGAGGGTGTTCCGGCTGCGGCACAGGTCGCAGCGGCTCGGGAGTTGCTGGACAGGGGCTACGGCAAGGCCAGCACCGTTCTCAGTGGCGACGAAGACGGCGGGCCTATTGAGCTGATGACCCGGATTGAGCTGGTTGGCGTAAGGCCGGATGGCGACCGCTAAGATCAAGATCCCGGACAAGCTGGTTCCGGTATTCGAGGGCGAGGCGGATACGCGGGGAAGTTATGGCGGGCGTGGATCGGCAAAGAGCCGCACGTTCGCCAAGATGACAGCGGTTCGCGCCCACATATGGGATCGCATGGGCCGCGAAGGCATCATCCTGTGCGGTCGGCAGTTCATGAACTCGCTGGCCGATTCCTCTATGGAGGAAGTCAAGGCGGCGATCCGCTCGGAGCCCTGGCTGGCGGCGCACTTCGAGATTGGTGAAACCTACATCCGCACCAGGTCCGGGCGGATCAAGTATGTGTTCTCCGGGCTTGACCGGAACATTGACAGCATCAAGTCCACAAGCCGTATTCTGCTGGCGTGGATCGAGGAGGCGGAGAACGTCACCGAAGGCGCATGGGTGAAGCTGGAGCCGACCCTGCGCGAGGAAGACAGCGAGTTGTGGATCACATGGAACCCGGAGCGGGAGACTTCGGCGACCAACCTGCGGTTTCGCAATTCGACCGATCCGCGCACCAAGATCGTTGAGATGAACTACCGGGACAACCCGTGGTTTCCCAAGATCCTTGAACGCAAGCGGCAGAAGGACAAGCGCGACCGTCCACATCTCTACGGCCACATCTGGGAAGGCGAATACCTGACCGCGATGGAAGGGGCGTATTTCGCTGAATATCTGAACGCCGCGAAGGAGGAAGGCCGGATCGGCTTTGTCGCGGAAGACCCTCACCTGATCGTCAGGCTGTTCTGCGACATCGGCGGCACCGGGGCCAAGGCGGACAACTTCGTGTTCTGGGCGGCGCAGTTCGTCGGCACGGAAATTCGGATTGTGAACCATTACGAGGTGCAGGGCCAGCCTATTGCCGCGCATCTCGCGTGGATGCGTTCTCAGGGCTATTCGGAAGGGCGCTGCAAGATTTGGCTCCCGCATGACGGCGACACGAACGACCGGGTTTTCGACGTGTCCTACCGGACGGCTTTCGAGGGCGCGGGTTATTCGGTTGAGGTAATCCCGAACCAGGGCAAGGGCGCGGCGGCGGCTCGGATCGAAGAGGTCCGCAAGCTGTTCCCCCGCATCCGCTTCGATGAGGCAAGGACCGATGCCGGGCGCAAGGCGCTGGGCTGGTATCACGAGAAGCGCGACGAAAAGCGCAGTATCGGGCTTGGCCCGGAACATGATTGGGCCAGCCACAGCGCCGACGCATTCGGCCTGATGTGCGTAGCCTACGAAGAGCCGCAAGCAGCGGTGACACTGAACTTTGGTAGCGGTGGGGGTTGGGGCGCATGAACGAAGCCGACATCCTCCGCCTTGCCCGTCAGCGCTATCAGGAAGGCGTTGACGCAGACGCAGCCAACCGTGAACTGGATCAACAGCAGCGCCGCATCTATCGGGGCCGCAAGGAAGATGTGTGGGACGCTGGCGACCTTGAGAAGCGTCGAGGTAGGATCAGCGTTGTCATCAACCGCGCCCCGCAATTCGCGAAGCAGATCACCGGCGAGATGCGGCAGAACAAGCCGGCGATCCGCGTCCTTCCCGTTGATGACCAGACCGATCCAAAGCTTGCCGAGATATATTCTGCGATCATCCGCCATATTGAGAGCCAGTCCGACGCGCACCGGGTCTACTCCAAGAGCGGCGAGCAGGCGGTTATCGGCGGGATTGCGTGGTTTCGGGTCCTGTCCGACTATTCCGATGGCAAGAGCTTCGACCAGGAGCTTTACGTCAAGGGCATCCGCAACCCGCTGTCCGTCGTGGTCGATCCCGGCGCGGTTGAGCCGACCCGCTGCGATATGCGCTGGGCGTTCGTTTCCGAACTGGTGACGAAGGAGCAATTCGCCGAGATGTATCCCGATGCCGCCGAGGCGGGTTGGGACATCGACAACGACAGCGCCGGCCACTGGTCGCACGACAACAAGATCAGGATTGCCGAATACTGGACCCGTGACCCGGAAGCGCGCGACCTTGTGCTGCTGACGAACGGGCAGACCCTGTGGGATGACGAGATCACCGACAAGATGGCGATGGAACTCGGCGCGATGGGCGTCGGGGTGCAGGCCAAGCGCAAGTCGGAACGCTACAAGGTCCGCTGCCGCAAGATCAGCGCCCATGCGGTGCTGGAAGAATACGAGTGGGAGGGTTCGTACATCCCTCTTATCCCGGTGATCGGCGAAGAGATCGAGGTGGGCGACGAAGTGTTCCGCCACGGCATCGTCTACCCGATGATCGATAGCCTACGGGCCTACAACTACGCGCGATCGGCCATGCTGGAGACGGTGGCGGCACAGCCCAAGGCTCCATATCTGGTAACGACCAAAATGGTCGCACCGCATCAGGAAGCATGGAAGTCGCTCAACACCGGCAACCCGATGGTGCTGCCATACGAGCCTGATCCGCTTGCCCCACAAGGCCCACAGCGCATTCCCCCGCCAAACTTCGCTTCCGCCTGGTATCAGGAAGCCATGGTTGCCGATGGCGACATGAAAGCGACCACCGGGATCTATGACGCCTCGCTCGGCAAACAGTCGAACGAAACCAGCGGGCGAGCTATTATGGCCCGCGATCAGCAGGGCGAGACGGCGAGCTACGTCTACGTCGATAACCTTTCTGCGGCGATCCGCCATTGCGGGCGCATCCTGATCGAGATGATCCCGCACAAGTACACCGGCGAGCGGGCTATTCGCATGATGGGCGAGGACGGCGCAATCGAGGGCTTCTCCAAGATCAATGCGATCCTGCCGGACGGCCAGATCGTCAACGACCTGTCGCGCGGCCAGTTCGACCTTGAAGTGACGACCGGCCCTGCCTTCGCCACGAAGCGCATGGAAGCTGCGGACAAGATGATGCAGCTCGTCCAGTCGGTTCCGGCCATTGGCCAGATCGGTGCGGACATGATCGTCAAGGCGCTCGACATGCCTTACGGCGACAAGCTGGCGGATCGTCTGGCACTGGCGCTGGTGCCTCCGGGGATGGACCCGGACGTGGACAAGAAGCGCATGGAGCATCAGGCGCAGGCGCAGCAGATGCAAGGCCCGCCGCAACCCGATCCGGCGCAGGAATTGCAGATTGGGCTGGCCAAGGCCGACCTCGACAACAAGAACGCCGACACCGCCCTGAAGGCGGCGAAGGCGGAGCAGACACAGGTTCAGACCCAGTTGGACGTCCAGCAGGCGCATCTCGGTGCGGTGCAGGCCGGTTACGACATGGCTGGAGCAGCCGACGGGCTTTAAACGGCAAAACCCGCGCAGGGATGCGCGCAACTCCCAAGGATGGACATGACAGACGAAACCTCAGGCCTTGAGCCTGCGGGCGGCGAAGCTATTGCTGAAACCGCCCCGGTCGAAACCTCGGAAGCGACCACCGAGCAGCCCACGACTGAAAGCGTGGAAACCGAGCAATCGGACACCGGCGACGATGAAGCCGCGAAGCCCCGCAAGAAGCCGGGGGTTCATAACCGCATCGATGAATTGACCCGACAGAAGCACGAAGCCCTCCGCGAGGCGGAATACTGGCGCAAAAAGGCCGAAGAGGCCCGTGCCACCGATCTCGACGCGCTCGATTACGATGACCAGCTTGTCGCCAAGGTCCGCAGGGCCGAACGCGAGGAGCGGGCGGAAACTGCCCAGGAGGCCGCCAACAAGGCGGTGTTCCAGCAGTTCGCGGAACTGGAAAACGAAGCCCGCACCAAGTGGGCGGATTACGATGCCGTGACCCGCAATCCGAATGTGCCGATCACCCCGGCCATGGCGGACATCATCCGTGACAGCGAGTATGGCCCGGACATCGCCTACCACTTCGGCAAGAACCCTTCCGAAGCGGCGCGCTATGCCGGTCTTTCTGGCGTGCAACTGGCTCGGGAACTTGGTCGGCTAGAGGCGACACTGACCGCCCCCAAGCCTACCCCGAAGGTGCCTGCTGCGCCGATCCGCCCCGTTACCGGAAGCACTGCGGGAGGGGTGAAAGACCCCGCCGCAATGACGATGGCCGAATACGTGGCGGCCCGAAGCAAAGGGCTGATCTAAACCCCTACGGCTTGCCCGCGTCGAGATGACGCCGGCTTTCCCAGACCTCGGAAACGGGGCGAGATGGATTTTTCACCATGAGCAACTCGGTTCTTACCGCCTCCATCATCGCCAAAGAGGCGACGATGATCCTCGACAACGAACTCGTCATGGCCAAGCAGGTTTATCGCGGCCACGAGAAGGAGTTCTCCAACTCGGTCAACGGTTACACCCCTGGTGCAACCGTCACGATCAAGAAGCCGACCGACTTCACCGTCCGCGACGGCGCAACCGCGTCTTCGCAGGATGTCGTCGAGGGCAGCACCTCGATCACCGTGGACAAGCAGAAGGGCGTGGACTTCAAGTTCAGCAGCCTGGAACTTACCCTGTCGATCAAGGAACTGTCCGAGCGCGTCATCCGTCCGGCGATGATCCAGCTGGCCAACCAGATCGACCGCGACCTGATGGGTCTCTACAAGTACGTCCCCAAGTGGGTGGGCACCCCCGGCAACACGATCAATTCGTTTGCCGACTTCGCCCTTGCCCCGCAGAGCCTCGACACCCACGCGGTGCCGCAGGATGGCCGTTCGGCGGTATTGTCGCCGGCCGACCACTGGGGGCTGCTTGGCTCGCAGACTGCGCTGTACATGCAGGACGTGGCCAAGGGTGCCTATCGCAACGGCTCGCTCGGCATGATCGGCGGGGTAGACACCTACATGTCGCAGAACGTCCCTGCCCACACCACGGGCTCGGATCTCGGCGGCACCGTGGGCGCGTCCATCACCGCTTCGACCGTCACCTATGCGTCGGTCAAGGACACGATGACGCAGACGATCACCACCTCGTCGGTTAACCTGAACCCGGGCGACGTGATCACCATTGCCAACGTCAACGCGGTGAACCCGGTGACCAAGGCTGATCTGGGCATTGCCAAGCAGTTCACGGTGATCTCGTACTCGTCCAACTCGGCGGTAATCTATCCGGCGATGATCTGGAGCGGCCCGTTCCAGAACGTGGCGGTGGCCGCTGGCACGACCGACCTTAACACGGCGGCGATCACCGGCGTGGGCACGGCCAGCACCTCCTATCTTCAGAACATGGTGTTCCACAAGAATGCCTTTGCTCTGGCGATGGTCCCGCTGGTGACCCCGCCCGGAGCGGTGGACGTGGCTCGCGAGAGCTACAACGGCGTCTCGGTCCGCGTGATCCCGTACTACGACGGCACGAACGACATCAGCAACTGGCGTTGCGATGTCCTCTATGGCGTCAAGGCCATTGATCCGCGCCTCGCCGTTCGTCTCTCGGGCAGCGCCTAACCTTATCGGGGGAGGTTAGCGCCTCCCCCTTCCCTTTTCAGGAGAACAGACAATGGCTCTTCGTTCAGATCCTTACACCGAGCGCCAGATTGGCGGCGCTGCCACTGATACCCTCGGGTTCTACGGCACCACTCCGGCCGCGCAGCGCGCCGCAGCGGCACAGGCGACCTCGCTGGTCGGCACCGCTTCGTCCACTGCCGTCAACACCGATCTCAAGGCTGCGGTCATCGAGATCATGAACACCCTGACCGCGCTCGGACTTTGGAAGGGCGCTGCTTGAAACTGGCAATCCTGACACCGACGATAGAGCGTCCGTATCCGCAATATCTTGAGGCGCTTGAAGCGTCGGTGTCAGTCCTGGACGCGGCGGGAATAGAGCATAAGGCAGGTTGGCAGGTGGGGTCTCCCTACATCAGCCACGCCCGCGCCGAACTTCTCCGCCGCGCCATGGATGGGGGTTGCGATACCTTCCTGTTCATCGACCATGATCTTTCCTGGCGGCCAGAGGACATCCTGACGCTGGTTTCGGTAGACGATCCGGTTGTTGCGGGCACGTACCGCTTCAAGAAGGACGAGCCGGAATACATGGCGACGATCCACACCAACGCGGACTTTACCCCGCAGGTTCGCGCCGATGGCTGCATTCGGGCCGACCGGGTTCCGGCGGGTTTTCTCAAACTGACACTTGAGGCGGTGCGCCGGTTCATGCGCGCCTATCCCGAATTGCAGTTCGGGGAACCCGAGCGGCCTTCAATCGACCTGTTCAACCACGGCGCGCATCAGGGCGTGTGGTGGGGCGAGGACTACGCTTTTTCGCGGCGTTGGAACGACATTGGGGGCGACATCTGGTTGGTCCCCAACCTGCAACTCGACCACCACGGGCGGGACAAGTCCTACCCTGGCAATTTCCACCAATTTCTCCTCAACCAACCGAGGGCGCCGCAATGCCAGACCTGACCGGACAAGTGGGCGAACTGCGCTTCGTCATCGAGGTGACGCGCAAGGACACCGGCAAGGTCGAGACTTACGACATGATCGGCAGGATCATGGGCGAAGAAGACGACGGCACGCCGGTTGAACCGAAGAAGGAAATCGACAGATGAGCGTTACCCATTCGACCGCCGCGCGCAATGCGGCGACCGATGCCGTTACGGCGCTGATCGGCGCATCGGGCAAGCTCAAGTTCCGGCTGACCGGCACTGTCGGCTCGCCGGGCACGGCTGTTGCCACGCTGAACCTGTCGGCTACCGCGTTCGGGGCTTCGTCCTCGGGCACGGCGACGGCCAACAGCATCACCTCGGACACCAACGCGACGGGCAACGCCTCGGCAGTTGCGACGGCCACGCTGGAGACCTCCGGCGGCACTGTGGTCATTCACTGCGCGGTCGGTTCGTCCGGTTCCGACATCAACATGAGCAACGGCCTGACCGTAGCGGCGGGCGATACCGTGTCCTGTTCCTCGCTGACCTATACCGCGCTTTCCGCCTGATGACCTGACGGAGGGCGCCCGATGGCCTTTTCCCATATCGGCGCATCGGGCACCGGGGCCAGCAGTACAGCCGGGTCCAGCTTCACGCTGGCGACCGCGACGAACAGCTTTTCCGCTGGCGATGTCGGCATCCTGCGAGTTTCGACCGACAATATCAGCACGACCGACGGCAACACCAACGACCACACCAGCGTCACGGGCTGGACCGGCACAGTCACCAAGCTGGGGGAGCGGACCAATACCGTAGGCGGGGCGGGAGGCGACGGGGCCTGTGTCTCGCTGTGGCTGCTGGAAGCCTCAGGCACGATCAACACCGGCACCACGCTGACGATCAACCTGTCGGGCAATGCGACCGACAAGGCGGCGGCGCTCAACAAGTTCACCAAGGCCGCATCGACCACGGCGGGGGTGCTTGGGCCCGTCACGGCGGGTGGCGCCGATGCGTCCACCAATCCTGGCTCTCAGGCGATTGCTGGCCTGACCAGCGCCTCGCGGCTTTATGCCCGAAGCATCGCGGTTGAGGGCAACTCGACCACGAATCTGACGAACAGCACCAACTTCACTACCCTTGCCACGGTCCGTTCGCGCAACAATGCGAGTGCGATCTACACGGCGGGTGAGTTCCGGATCAATACGTCTGCCGGGGAAACCTCGACCCCTGGACTGCCCACAATCAGTGACAGCGCCAGCGTGTTCGCGGCGGTGCAGGAATATGCCGACGTAACCTTTCCGCTGAGCTTCAACGGCTCACTACCGTCCAACGTCTATCTCGCCCGTAATGGGGCTGCCAACTACGTCAATTCGTCGGGCACACTCGTATCCGCATCTGCGGGCACGGCCCGGTTCGATTACCTCGTCAACGGTGTCTACACGGCGGGCACCCCGGCCCTGCTGGTCGAACCGGCGGCGACGAACATCATTTCGGCCGGCGAAGATCTCAGCACCTGGTCGATTGCCCGCGCCTCGATCACCGCGAATGCAGCAGCTGGTCCGGACGGCAACACCACCGCCGACAAGATCATTCCCGACACCAGCGCCAGCAACCACCCGGTCAGCAAGTCCACGGTGGGCGCATCGCTGACAAACAGCCAACCTGGCGTGGTGTCGGAGTTCTTCAAGGCTGCGGGCTACAATTACGGCGTCCTGCGGCTGTCTGACAATGCCGGTGTGTCCTACACGGTGGTGGCCGATCTCACCAACGGCACCATAACCTCGACCAATTCCAGCGGATCGCCCTCCGGCACGTTCTCCGGGGTGCATGACTACGGCGGCGGCTGGTATCGGGTCTACTGCGGCTTCACCATCACGGACGGTTCGACCTGCACGGTCGGCGTGTCGGCCAGCAACACCGGGACGCCGGGCAGCTATCTCAACGGCTTCCCGATCATCACCTGCAACGGCACCGATGGCGTCTATGCGGTCGGTGCGCAGCTCGAACCCGGTTCGCTGCCTACGTCCTATATCGCGAGTCCGTCCGGTGCGACCTCGCGAGTGGCGGACACCGTCTCGTTTGCGATCCCGTCCGGCACCACGTCGCTACTCTACACCTTCGACGATTCCTCGACGCAGACCGTCTCCGTTTCGGCAGGGGTCTACACGATCCCCACCACGCTCAACCGGGCGCGGATCCGGACGATTTCGGCGGTTGCCACGCATTCCACGACCGGCGCGCTCACCGGGCAGATCGGTTCGATAGCGGGCACGGCGGCGCATATTGCGATCCACGGCACGTCCGGGGCGCTGACGGGCCAACTGGGTTCGGTTTCCGGCACGGCGCAGCACAATGTCCCGCACCCAACCAGCGGGGCGCTTGCCGGGCAGATAGGATCGGTCGCCGGGGTCGCGGCCCATATCGCGGTTCATGCGGCCTCAGGGAGCCTCACAGGGCAAGGAACGACCCTTGCGGGCAGCGCAGCCCGGTTCAGGGCGTTTGCCGCCTCAGGGGCGCTTACAGGGCAAGGTTCGACGGTTGCCGGGTCTGCCGCCTGGTTCCGGGCCATGGCGACCTCTGGCGCACTGGTCGGGCAGGGTTCGGTTGTTGCCGGGAGTGCGGTTCACGGCGTCCCGCATGATGCAACGGGAGCGTTGACGGGGCCGGGAGCGGCCCTTGCCGGGGTCAGTGCGCGGTTCAGGGCTTTCGCTGCCTCTGGCGACCTGACCGGGGCCGGATCGGCGCTTGAAGGGACTGCGGCCCGGACGACCCCCGCGGTTGTCCACGAGACCAGCGGGAGCCTGTCCGGCTCCGGCGCGATGATTGCGGCCCTTGCCGAATGGATTGCCGTCGTCCGGACCTTCCGGGCGGTGCGCGGGACGGTTTCGACCACTCTGAAGCGGGACGCGGAAACAACGCCCTCCCGGCGCTCGACCACCAGCCCACGCGGCGGGCGGTCAACCAGATCACGGAGATAACCCCATGGCCCTGAACTGGACTGCCAAGGCCCCGGACGATGTGTATCGCTACACATGGACCCCGGCGCTGGCCGAGGGTGATAGCGTTTCCAGCTATTCGGTCGATGTTGACGGGGCGACCATCGTCGCTGACAGCCTGGAAGATAACGCGGTTGTCCTGTTCGTCTCGGGCGGCACGGCAGGTTCGACTGCCACGTTCACGCTTGAGGCGGTTTCAGCCGACGGGGAAACCCTCACCGAAACGATCTACCTGCCGATTGTCGCCTCCGTTGCGACCGGGCCGACCGCGCGCGACGTGTGCAACTTCGCCCTGCGCAAGGTTGTCGGGCTGGGTGAGGAACCCGACGCCGATCAGGAAGATGACGCGCTTGAGCGCCTGAACGACATGCTGCGCGCATGGAAGGCGACGGGGGCTGATACGGGGGCGACCTTCCCGCTTGAGGCCGGCACGGTTCTTGCCGTGCGCGACGAGTTCCTGAGCGCGATCAAGCACAACATGGTGCTGCAAGTGGCCGACATCTACGGCGCGGAGGTTTCCCCTCTGACGGTCGAGGCGGCCCGGCGCGGCCTGCAACTGGTCAAGGTGGCGAACCTGCCTGAAGACCGCGCCGGGGCCGAGTATTACTGATGCGGCTGCAATTCGGCCTTACTGCGTTCGAGCGGGCGCGGGGCAACCTGCCGTCCCTGCCCGTCGTCAACATGTTTGCCGAGGAAGCGCCGACCGAACAGGCGGGCGTCGTCCTGCAATCGCGCCCCGGCCTTGCCGACCGCTCCGCCAACATGGGTTCAGGCCCGGTGCAGGCGCTGTTCAAGGGCGACGGCGTGCTGGACAGCGCGCTCTACGGGGTTTCCGGCACGCACCTGTACGCTGGGACGACCGATAAGGGCGCGGTGAACGGTTCCGGGCCGTTTTCCATGGCTGGATATGAGGATAAGCTGTTCGTCGCCGGGGGAGGCTCCCTGTGGGGCTATGACGGGGCCTCCCTTGCGGCGGTGACGTTCCCTGACAGCGCCAATGTCATCAAGTGTCTGGTCGGTGCATCGCGGGTTATCGCAATCCGCTCGGATACCGAAAAGGTCTACTGGTCGGACGTGCTGTCCTCCACGATTGACGGACTGTCGTTCGCAACGGCGGAGAGCCAGCCCGACCGCCTGAGGGATGCACTGTTCATTGACGACGTGCTGATCCTGTTTGGCGCGGAGACGGTGGAGTTCTGGCCGAATACGGGCGATCCCGACCTGCCGTTTCAGCCGCTTGAGGGCCGTGTATTCGAGCGCGGGGTTCGGGCGACGGGCTGCGCCACCAAGTTCGGCTCGACCTTCGCATGGGTGACGAACGCCAACCAGATTTGCATCTCCGACCCGGAAAACATCGTGTCCAAGGCCGGGCTAGAGGCGCTGATCGAAGCTTCCTCAAGCGTTCGCCTGCAAACCTTCATGCTGGAAGGGACCGAGTTCCTCTGGCTCAAGCTGGACGATGCCGACTGGGTGTTCTCGGCCCGCGCGAAAACGTGGTCGCAGTTTTCCTCATACGGTGCGGACGGATGGGCGCCGACCTGCTTTGCCGGGGGCGTATTCGGGGCAGCGGACGGCCACACGCTGGCATGGGGCACCGATCACGTTGACCTTGGCGACGTGCTGGAACGCCGCTTCCGGGCCGGAACGCAGATCAATTCGTCCGGGGTGACGGTGGACAATCTCTCGCTGCGGACCAATCCCGGCCAGACCCCTTACCTGAGCGGCGATTACACAGATCCTGTGGTTGAAGCGCGGTTGTCGAAGGACGCCGGGCAGACGTGGGGCAACTGGAAAGCCAAGTCGCTCGGCGCGCAGGGGCAATATCGTCAACTGGTCCGCTGGGCCGCGCTCGGACAGGCCCGTCAACCGGGCTTGCTGGTGGAGTTCCGCGTGACCGACCCGGTGCCGTTCCGGATCTCCGACGTGCTGGTGAATGAGCCATGGTAAGCCTGCCCAAGCTCCAGCGCACGGTTCCGATTACCGGCGCGGACGGCAAGCCGACTGTCCCGTTCCATATCTGGTTCAACAAGGCAATCGACAGCATCGAAGCTGCCCTGACGCAGCTCACCGATCAGGTGGCAGCGATTCAGGCAGCGCAGGACGCGGCGGACGCGGCGAATACCGCTGCTGCGGCGGCCGATGCGGCTGCGACAACCGCGACAACGGCGGCGGCGGCGGCGCAGACCACGGCGGATACCATCGTCAACGACCAGGCGCTGATCCTGTCGTGGGTCAGCGGCATGATTATGACCGGGCACGACGCCGGAGCCGACGCCTCGATCTCGATCAGCGCCCACACCCGGTATTACGGGGACGGGACCAGCGCATCGGTCAATTCCGGCAGCTTCACCGGCAAGGCATATTCGACCACGTACTACATCTATTACGACGATTCCGGGCGGACCGGCGGCGCGGTTACCTACCAGATCAGCACCAACTCGAACGATGCCGTTCAGGGCGGGATCAGGCATTTCGTGGGGGTTGTAACGACCCCTGCGGCAGCGGCAGCGGATACCTCCGGGGTAGGCCCCTACCCTCCGGGCATCGGTGACGTGGTGTATTTCTGATGCGGTTCATCGTTCTGGGCCTGCCCCGCTCCCGCACGGCATGGCTGGCCCGGTTTCTGACCTACGGCCACCATATCTGCGGCCACGAGGAACTGCGCCACATGCGCAGTCTGGACGACGTGAAAGCGTGGATCTCACAGCCCATGACCGGATCGGCGGAAACGGCTGCGGCCCCGTGGTGGCGGACGTTGCTCCGGTTGGCCCCTGAGGTGCGGGTGGTCGTGGTGCGGCGGCCGGTTGACGAGGTGGTGGAAAGCCTCGCGGCCTTTGGATTCGACCGCCCGGTTATCCGACCGGCGATGGAGCGGCTTGACGCGAAGTTGGATCAGATCGCCAAGCGCGTGCCCTGCCTAGAAGTGGCCTTTGACGACCTGAACGAGGAAGCCACCTGCAAGGCGGTGTTCGAGCATTGCCTGCCCTACCCGTTCGACAAGGCCCACTGGCAACGCCTCGCGGGTGAGAACGTGCAATGCGATATGGTGGCGCTGGTCCGTTATGCCACGGCGTTCCGCCCGGCGATGGAGAAACTGGCAGCGCAAGCCCGCCACGCCGAACTGCGCGAGCTGATGGCCAAAAAGCCGGTCGAGCCGGATGGAATTACCTTTCAGGTAGAAGATTGCGCGACGTGGAAGCGCGACGGACGTAGGCTGTTCGAGGAACATTGCTTCACGGTGGGCGAAGATCCCCGCGAATGGGAGCGCAAGAACTGGCCGCTGTTCGAGGTGATTGAAAGCGTGGGCATGATGCAGATCACCACCGCCCGTAGCAACGGCCGGATGTTCGGCTACCTGATGACGCTGGTTTCACCCTCGCTGGTGAGCGAGGGGCGGACAGTCGCCGCGCACTCAACGTTTTACGCTGACCCGACCTTCCCCGGCCTTGGAATGAAACTGCAACGCGAAGCGCTCGCCCGGCTGAAAGAGCAGGGTGTGGACGAAGTGGTGTGGGAAGCCGGGAAGCGGGGCGACGGGCCACGCCTCGGCACGATGTATCGCCGCCTTGGCGCACAGGAACACGGGCAGACGTATCGCCTTGAACTGACGGAGCATTAGAGATGGGTCTAGCAGCAGCAGCAGTAGGCGCAGTCGGCGCGGTCGCTGGCGGATTGATTTCTGCCGGAGGCGCCAAGAGCGCGGCCAATGCCTCGGCGGCGGCCTCTGATCGTTCGTCTGCCGTTCAGCAGCAGATCTACGGGGAGAACAAGCAGACGCTTGCTCCCTATGTCCAGACCGGACTTCCGGCCACGCAGCAGATCAACGCCCTGCTCGGCCTTGCGCCCACCACGTCAACGACAGACTGGTCCGCCTACGCCAACGCGAACCCGGAGCTGATGGCGGCATTCAACGCGCAGCAGCAGAACCCCTATTATGGTTATGGGGACGTTCTCAGCGGCATCTACGGCAAGTTCAACCTCCCGGGCAGCACGACGGGCGCGCAAGACCTCTCGACCTTCGCCCAGCAGTGGCACCAACAGCACGGCGGCGACCTCGGGGCCTATACGACCACGACCAATCCGCAGACCGCTGCCAATGCGGCGTTCGACATGTTCCGCAATTCGAGCGGCTACGACTGGCGCTTGAAGCAGGGGATGAACGCGCTGAACTCCGGTTATGCCGGGGCGGGCACGATCAAGTCCGGCGCGGCGATGAAGGCGGCGGTTGACTACGGACAGGGGCAGGCCAGCCAAGAGTTCGGCAACTACCTCAACTCGCTCGGCAACCAGCAAGGCGTCGGTTTGCAGGCGGCGGGAGCGCAGGCGAATGTCGGGGTTCAGGCAGCGAACAGCCTGGGCAATATTTACATGACGAACGGGGCCAATCAGGCGCAGGCGGCCATAGCGGGGGCTAATGCACTGGGCGGAGGGTTGGCAGGCGCAGCCAATGCGCTTGGCGGCATCCTGGCACCTAAATACAAGCTGGGGGTATGATCCATGGTTGGTGAAGTCGATTTCAGCCAGCTCCGCGTTCCCGACATCGGCGCGGCCTTCCAGCAGGGCTACCAGCAGAAGCGGAAGCAGAACGCCCTTGCTGCCTATGCGCAGAACCCGGACAACCCGCAGGCGCTCAATGCGCTGGCCGAGTTCAATCCGGAGTTCGTGGTACAGGCGAAGAAGCTGCAACTGCAAGAACAGCAGGCCAAGGCCAAGCAGGCGCAGGAAGCCAGCATTGCCCATATCCAGCAGCTTGGGCGGCTGCTCAACCACGCCCGCGACGAGACGTCCTATCAGCAGGCCCGCGCCGCCGCCGCACAACTACCCGGCATGGATATGTCGCAGATCCCCGCCAACTATGATCCTAACTGGGTAAACCAGCAGAAGCTGGTCCTTTCGGCCATCGAGAAGGACGGCGGGCAGGCCCTTTCGAATTACGGCAAGATTGCCATGGATCGGGGTTTGCAGCCGGGCACGCCAGAGTTCGCGCAATTCGTGACGCAGGCGTGGGAGGCCGATCAGGTCAAGACCATCCCCTATACGCAGGGCGGCGGCGTGGCGGGCTACAACACCGCCACGGGCGCGGTGAATACCATCATTCAACCCAACCCCGGCGGCTATCAGACGGGTGCACCCGTTGGTGGCGGCTTCAAGGAAGGCCAGACCGCGACCAATCCGCAGACTGGCGAAAAGGTCCAGTTCCGGGGCGGCCAGTGGGTTCCGATGGGAGGCGGTAGCGGCAACGCTACCGGCGGCTTTCAACCATAACCTCGTCAACTTTCAGGGCATGGGTGGGGAGCGGATCACCTCGACCTTCCGCACACCGTCCCACAACGCAGCGGTTGGCGGTGTGTCCAACAGCTACCACACGCGGCGTGATGCAGCAGGCAACCCCATGGCGCGGGACAGCGTGCCGCCTCCGGGGATGAGCATGGGCGAATACGCCCGCAGGCTTCAGGCGCTCAATCCGCATCTGCAAGTGATTAACGAGGGCGATCACGTCCACATGGAACCGAAGGGCTAACGAATGTCGCAACTCCCCCCCGGCTTTGTGCTTGATGGTCCCGCCCCGGC